GGGTGCAATCAAAGGCCTTGGTCTTACGCCTACGCAATTTAGTGCAGCGCAGGGTCTTGTCACATCATGGCAGACACGCTTTGTCGGCAATCAAGCACGTATCGCCGCTGGGCTTAACCCATTAGATCCTGCTACATATATTGCTAATGAACAATCTTACAAACAAGTTATGACCATGGCTGGCATTCCAGCCTCTAGCCCATTACAATCAACCGCTTATCTTGGTCAACTTATGGGTACAGATGTTTCCCCAGCCGAAGTTCAAATGCGCGTTAATACAGCAACGGCAGCAATACAAAATGAAGACCCACAAGTTCTTGCCCAGTTGCAATCTCAATATGGTTTAAGTCTTTCAACCATTGCCACCCATCTTCTCGATCCAACCGTAGCGGCACCTTTGGTACAGCAAGAATATAATGCTGCCAATATCGGTGCAGAAGCAGCCCGTGCTGGTACCAACATTGCTTTTGGCGCTACTGGTCCATTAAGCGCAATGGGTCTTGCAGCACAAGGCATAACGCAAAATCAAGCCGCAGCAGGATTCCAGAGCATAGCCTCACAACAGCCAGCCATGCAATCGCTGGCTGGTCGTTATCAGGGCTACGGTAACGCTGGGGGCGTTGGACAACAACTAGAAGCCTCAACCTTTGGCACATCAGGTGCCGCTGCCGCACAGGCCAACCTCGAACGGTTAAAGACCCAAGAAGTTTCAGCCTTTTCAGGCTCAGCAGGTGCTGCCACAGGCAGCCTAGGCATGAAAGACATTAGCGGTCTTTCTTAATAAATAGAATCCATCACGGTCAACCAGCGCCGATGATGTGTATTTAGACTGGTAGTAGGAGCCAACCATTCTTCCCCTGGAATGTATTGCGGCCTGCGTCACATCAACAGAAAGGGAGTGCCGAAATGGCAAACCAATACGAAGACGACGAAGACGACTTAGATGTTGATACTTCGCAAAACGAAGCACCAGCCAATCTCCGCAAAGCCTTAAAGCGTGCAGAGAAGGACAAGAAGGATCTTGCTGAACAACTTGCAAGTATTCATGCAGACCTTCGCAGTCGAAACGTTAAAGACGTACTGGCAACAAAAGGTGTACCAGACAAGGTGGCGAAGTTCATTCCCGCCGATGTCTCAACACCAGAGCAGGTAGATGCCTGGCTTACAGAAAACGCCGATGTATTCGGATTTTCCAAGAGCGAAGCAGATGCTCCTGCCGATGAAGCAAAGCAAGCGAATATCCGTTCGTATGACCGCATTAATGCGGCCACTCAGAATGTTAATAGCCCAACGAGAGATGCCGATTTAATGTCAAAACTCGCAGGTGCAAGAAACATTGATGAACTTAACGCGATTACGGGTAATCCTCAACAGCGTCGTCGGTAGCCCAACAATATAACCCATTCGCACTAAACCTTAGAAAGAAGGTGACACATGAGCAACGCATATACAGACACATCTGGTGGTTCCCTCGGTACTTCTCTAGTACAGACAGCCTATGATCGTTATGTCGAATTCGCGCTCCGCGCTGTTCCTCTTATCCGCGATGTCGCAGATAAGAAGCCAGTACAACAGGCTATGCCTGGTTCCTCAGTTGTATTCCAAATCTACACAGATTTGGCCGCAGCAACCTCAGTTCTCTCAGAGGATGTAGATCCAGATGCAGTAGCACTTGGAAACACAACCCCAGTTACCGTTACTCTTAATGAGTATGGTAACGCTTCACTTGCTACTCGTAAGTTGGAGTTATTCTCACTCTCAGACGTTGATCCAGCAATCGCTGACATCATCGCCTTCAACATGGCCGACTCTCTTGATATCAACGCTTTGTCTACCCTCGTTGGTGGACCAAACGTAATCGCAGAAGTTGGTGGCTCCCTTGTCTCCACATACGCTGGATCATACACCAACGGTACAACACAGTCAAAGATTACGGGAACAGATGTAATCAAGTCACGCGATATTCGTACCGCTGTGGCTAAGTTGCGTGCCAACAAGGCTGTACCACGTCAAGGCGAATACTACTGGGTTGGTATCCACCCAGAAGTTTCATTCGACCTTCGCTCTGAGACTGGCTCTGGCGGATGGCGTGATGACCATAAGTATTCCGAGACAGGTGCTGGCGAATTCTGGCCAGGAACCATCGGAACATACGAAGGTGCTATGTTCGTTGAATCACCACGTTTGTTTAACGCTGGCGATGGTACTGGTTCTACAGGTTGGACGGGTACCTTTGGTACTTCTGCCTTCACCTATGGTACTGGTGGTACTCGCAACTTCCGTACATTGGTTGCTGGAAAGCAAGCACTTGCAGAAGCAGTTGCCGAAGAGCCACATGTTATCTTCGGACCAGTCGTTGATAAGTTGATGCGTTTCCGTCCAATCGGATGGTACGGCGTTCTCGGATGGCAGCGTTATCGTGACGCTTCGCTCGTCCGTATTGAATCGTCTTCTTCGATTCACCTTACCTAATAACTAAGTTGGTGGGGGTGGGCTTCGGCCTGCCCCCATTAACCAACCGAAAGGAATAAAGTGCCATATACATTTACCCCGCCTACTGTTGAGGAAGGGCCTGCTGGTTTCGGCAGACTGTTTTGGCGTTTTAGAATTGCACGTAGTAATACACTTTTGGTCTATGGAACAGCGGTGCGCTCAGAGCGCACGCCAGGAGTAGACGAAACACTATCAGCGGATTATCACTATCTTGGTGGGCATATCTACAACCTTAGCCCAACGGAAGTTACCATTCTTACAAATGCTGGTTATGGCGCAAACATAACCTATGTCGCTTAAGGAGCATCGTGAATCCAGGTAGATATAACATTACCGTTGTTAACGGTACCACATTCACTGTAGCCCCACAGTGGCTTATCAATAACCTTCCAGTCAACCTCACTGGCTATAGCGCAGATATGCAAGTGCGCGATGTAAGCAACAATCTTATTGTGGAACTATCCACCGCCAATGGCAATGCTGTTATCAACGCCGCCCTTGGAACAGTTACCCTTACCCTCACTGCTGTTCAAACAGCAGTAGGCGTACTGCCAGTAGGTGTCTATACCTACGGTCTAAATCTTACCGATTCTTCAAACAACGTCTACCAAATCTTGGCTGGTAACTTTGCCGTAACAGCAAGCGTGGTACAATAATGTCAGTTACCGTTAACTCAATATCTGTCGTACAGATTCCAACATCAACCAACGTTTATAACGTTGGCTCTTCACAACCACTTATCATTGAACTAGGCCCTATCGGACCGCAAGGTATTCAAGGAGCGCAAGGTGTCACTGGACCATCTATCACAGGCTCAACGGGAAACACTGGTGGCACAGGCCCTACAGGTGCTACGGGAAACACAGGTAACACAGGATCAACAGGCGCTGGTATCACTGGAGCGACAGGATCCACAGGTTCTACTGGCCCGACAGGTAGTACAGGAAGCACTGGGTCTACTGGATCCACAGGGCTTACTGGAGTAACTGGCCCTACTGGTAATACTGGAACCACTGGTGTTGCTGGTAATACAGGCAACACTGGTAACACGGGTAACACTGGAAACACTGGCGTAGCAGGGCCAACTGGTAACACGGGAGCCACAGGAGCAGGCGTAGCAGGTAATACTGGTGCCACAGGTGACACTGGTAATACTGGAACTGGCGTGGCGGGTAATACGGGCAGTACTGGCAACACAGGCAGCACGGGAAATACAGGCAATACAGGTAACGGTTATTCTGGGGTTGCTTCCATCACTAGCCTTGCAGTTGCCACTGGCTCACAAACATTTACTTTATCAAGCCCCAACCAACAAGCCTTTGCTAATGGTATGCGTATTCGTGCTTATTACCCAGTCACGCCTTCCAATTTTATGGAAGGCGTTGCGACTACTGTAAATAGTACAACTATCACAATTACAGTGGATACCATTGGTGGTTCTGGAACATACAACGTTTGGAACTTTTCAGTTGCTGGTTTAATTGGGCCTACGGGCGCAATTGGCAACACGGGCAACACTGGAAACACGGGCAATACGGGCAATACGGGTGCGGGTGTTGCGGGCAACACTGGAAATACAGGCAGCACGGGTAACACAGGAACATCAGTTGTTGGCAACACGGGAAACACTGGCAACACGGGTAACACGGGTAACACGGGTAATACGGGTAATACGGGAAATACTGGCGCCGCAGGCGGCTTGGGTTATACAACAACCGTCACTTCCGCAACACCAGTTGTTCTACTATTTTCTAGCACAACCCAACAATTCTTTACTGGGTCAACGGCCCAAACGCTTACACTCCCAGTCACTAGCACAATGGCACTTGGTAATTACTTCCTCGTGGTCAATACTGGAACATCTACAATCGCTGTGCAGTCTTCTGGACTTAATGCTATCACCACAATGCCTACATTGACACAGGCTGTATTTACGGTTGTTAGCACATCCCTTACTACTGCTGCTGCTTGGAATACTGAATATGCTGGCACGCCAACGGTTACTGGTACGGGCGCTACAGTGCTGGCTACCAGCCCTACGCTTGTCACTCCGATCCTTGGAACGCCAACCTCTGGTACCCTAACTAACACTACTGGTTATACGGTTGCCAACCTATCTGGCGCTGGCACAGGCGTTGTTGCGGCACTTGCTGCCGCTGTATCTGGTTCTGGTGGAATCGTTTTGGCTACAAGCCCATCCATTACCACTCCTAAAATAACACTTGCCTATACTGCCAAAACAGCATCTTATACCTTTGCCTCTGGCGATGAGGGTAATATTTTTTCCATGAACAATGCGGCAACGCAGGCCTTTACCGTTCCAGTAGATGCGACATTTAACTTTGCCATAGGCACGCAATTCCACATGTTTTGGATTACTGGCGCAGGCCAGCCAACTATCTCGGCAGTAACCCCAGGCACAACTACGGTCATAAGCACTGGCGCCACTAGCGCAACGCCTAAACTTCGAGTTGCAAACTCAATGGCGACGATTTTAAAAATAGCGGCCAATTCCTGGGTTGTAACTGGCGATATTGCATAACGTATGATAAGATAGCGGTATGACAACGAAAGTAGCCGTATATTCGATTAGTCTTAACGAGGCGAAACATGTAGACCGTTACATGGAAGCCTGCAAAGGCGCTGACTACATCATCGTAGCAGATACAGGGTCAACAGATGGTACACCAGAAAGGCTCAGGGAACTGGGGGCAACGGTTTACGATATTAGCATTAAGCCTTGGCGCTTTGATGATGCTCGCAACGCTGCTCTGGCGCTCGTACCAAAAGATGCTGACGTCTGCGTTATCTTAGATTTAGATGAGGTTCCCCAAAAGGGTTTTTTTGATAAGGTTCGCAAGGGTTGGAAAAAAGATGCCATCATCGGTTGGATTACGATGGATACGGGGCAAACATGGCACAGGGATAGACTACATAATCGTCACGGATGGCATTGGAAATATCCATGCCATGAGATACAGATTTACTACGGCGATGAGGAAGTAAAGCAGATCCAGATATTAGATGCAGTTATTAAGCATCTGCCAGATAACAACAAATCTCGCAAGCACTACCTGGAAATTCTTAAACTAACCGTTAGAGAATATCCAGAGGATCCTCGCATGTGGACATATATGTGCCGAGAGTATTACTTCAACAACATGTGGCAAGATGTTATTGATGCTGGTAAACGCAAACTTGAACTAAACGGCTGGGATGTTGAATCCGCAGCGGTTTGTAGGTGGGTTGGCGAATCCTATCACCAGTTGGGCGATAGGGAAAATGCTACCTTGTATTATAACAAGGGCGTAGAGATTCTTCCACATGAAGGTGAACCACACTATGGTGTAGCAATAGACGCCTACAGAAAACAGGAATGGCAAAGGTGCCTAGATGCTTCTATGGAAGTTTTGGAACTTCCTCGTTCCATTCACTACTGCTACGAATCCGCTGTATGGGATTGGAAAGCCTACGATCTTGCAGGCGTCAGCGCCTATAACCTTGGTCATGTCGCAGAAGCATTGACCTTTGCAAAAGAAGCCGCTAAGGCTAATGGCCCAGAGCAAGAACGAATCCAACGCAACATAGACTTTATGGAGAAATTACTGAATGAGCGAATGTCAGCACGTGGGCAAGGTAACAAAATGGGGACTAAACGAAAAATATGATTCAGTTCCAGTAGCCTACAGTTGCATGAATTGCAACGCCGTAAGTGATAGACCTTTCATCATAGCAGAGATTCCATCTCAGCACGGCATGCATACCGAATATACAGAAGGTTGCTTTGCTTGCAAAATTAACACACTTCAATTAAGTACAGGCGATGCGGGACGCAGTGAATCCATGAGCAACAAGAAGTGGGTTGGCGAACTAGATGCCTATGCAGATGCCCGTTCACAGGGTATTCAACCAGCAGGCACAACCATGAAGGCCATTAATGAAGCAAAATCCGCAAGTGACAAACTAGGCATTGCATACAATGCTGAGTCTATGCCAGCGGCAGCACAGATTACCAAGCGCACCGCTACGGTAATGAAAGAAACGGGAGCGATCTAATGGCAACTAAAAAGGGAATGGGATTTGCGGCAGCGCAAAAGTCCATCGCTAAAAAAGAAGGTGTACCTATGAAAAATGCAGGAGCCATCTTGGCATCGGCTACTCGTAAGGCATCACCAGCGGCAAAGAAAAAGAATCCTAATCTAAAGAAAGTTAAGGGATAATTATGTGCAAAGAATGTGGATGTTCAAGTAACGCAATCGGCGGCACGCCAGAAAAACTAACTGGCAAGCCAACAAAGACACCATACGGACAGTACGAAGGCGTCGGCGGAACAAAGAATAAGTAAGGCTTACCTACCACGAAAGGATAAATAGATGGCTAACTATGGTGGCTTATCAACAGTGTATCATTTGAATCGTCTTGCTGGCACCATTATCAATGGTGTACCACAATATGATTTTAACGGCGCCGCAATTAAGTGGGCCGATCTAGTAATTCCTGGCCATGGTACAACACGTGGTATTGACGCGCTTAACGCTATTTACGCAAACCGTAACGGTGGCAATAATTATTATGAAGACACACCTGGGGTGTTGAACCTGCTTGCTGGTACCTATGGCATCGGTGAAGCCGAAGCGGCAGCAAGGATTGCATCATGACGGCTTTTATTGATGTCATCAACGAGACACAATTAGCCCTAACGGGCTATACTCAACGTCAAGACCAGGCTACATACTTACCTAGTTCCATGGGCGCAACGGATTTAGCATTTGTTGTAAACGATGGAACGGTATTAACACGTGGTATGGTTGAGATTGATGACGAACTGATCTGGGTAGATTCGTTTGACCGCACCACAAATACGGCGACGATTCCTAGTTATGGTAGAGGTTTTCGAGATACGGTAGCAGTACCACATACCTCTGGTAGCCGTGTCACAATCGCGCCTTCCTTTCCGCGATCTGTAATCCGACGAAACATCAACCTTGCTATTGATGGTGTCTACCCAGACTTATTCGGCACTTATTACACCACCTTTCCTTTTCAAGCGGCAGTGACTACATATAACCTTCCGCAAGAAGCGATTGACATTCTTGGAATATCTTGGCAGACCATCGGCCCATCTAAAGAATGGCTACCGATCCGCCACTACCGCTTAGATCGTATGGCAAATCCTTTGACCTGGAATACGGGCAAGACCGTATCCATCCGTGAGGGAATCATCCCAGGTCGTACTGTGATGATTACCTATACCAAGAAGCCAACAACGCTTCAATATGACCAGGATGATTTTGCTACAACTACTGGCTTGCCTGATTCTGCCCGTGAGGTAATTATCCTTGGCGCTGCTTATCGTACAGCAATGTATCTTGATGTTGGTCGCGTACCAGCACTATCCGCCGAGGGGGATGCGTTTCGTGCCAATGATCCTATCGGCTCTGGTGGCAATGTAGGACGCATGATCCAGCAACTGTATCAGCAACGCCTTACAGTCGAAGTTCGTCGTTTGCAAGAGCAGTATCCACCACGCACGCACTACTCAAGTTAAGGGACGATAAATGACAAGATATTATAGTGCAACAGCCGTAGATAATACCATGGCTACCACTGTTACCAGTGGTGCCACAAGCATTACCTTAACCTCTTCCCTTGTTGGCTATCCGACCAGTGGCAATCCATTTGTTGTTGCGCTGGATTACAATACTGGTTCGGAAGAATTGGTGCTTGTTACCAGTTGGGTTGGCGCGGTACTTACAGTCACACGTGGTTTTAATAGCACAACGGCACAGGCCCACAATGCTGGAGCATTAGTGCGCCATGTTATTATCGCATTGGATTTGACCGATACTCAAACTCATTATGCTTTAGCGGCGTCTGCTGGCGCCCATGGTATAACAGGTTCGATGGCAACCTTTCTTGGTTCGCCAAGTTCGGCTAACCTTGCCGCGGTTATCAGTGATGAGACTGGAAGCGGAGCAGCGGTATTTGGCACTAGCCCGACTATCGCATCGGCAACGTTAACAAGTCCAGTTATTAGCATGGGTATCAATGCACAAACTGGCACTACCTATACCCTGACATCTGCCGATGCCGCGAAGTTTGTTACTTGTTCTAATGCAAGCGGTATTACTGTAACAATCCCATCAGCCGTCTTTACTGTTGGGCAACAGATCAGCGTACAGCAAATTGGCGCAGGTCAAGTAACCTTTGCTAATGACGGCACATCCACCTTTACTGGCGCTGGTACCAAGTTGCGTGTGCAGTATTCGGCAGCAACCGTTATTTGCACAGCATCAAATATATTTACGGTTGTGGGTGACATAGTATAATGCCAATACCAGGAATTATCGCCTCATCTATCTCAGGCCATCTCACCACAGGTAACTTCTACCTTATTCAGCAAATCTCTCCCTCTGCCGTTTCCACCGTCACCTTCTCTAGTATCCCTTCCACCTACAAATCCTTACAGGTGCGGTTTAACTTGGTCTGTTCAAGTGCGGGTCGAAACATAACTATCGCATTTAACGGAAGCGGAACTGGTTATACCAATCACCAATTATATGAAACAGGAAGCACGACCGTTGCACAAGGTTTTACGGGACAGACTTATACTTGGATGCTTCAAAATGGCACAGTTGCAACCTATCCCAATGTGGGAATTATAGATGTTGTTGATTATGCCAACACAAATAAAAACAAAACGGTAAAAACTTTTGGCGGCGCAAATCAAAATACAGCCTCGGGTACCGTAGAAATAAATTCAGGCGTTTGGCTAAACACCGCCGCAATTACCTCTTTAGTAATAGGTGTAACCGCTGGTACTTTTACTGGAACCGCCACCCTTTACGGAGTTAACTAATGGCTACCGCAACTTATACCCCAATCGCCACTCAAACCCTCGGCTCTGCTGCCGCCTCTATCACCTTCTCCTCAA